GAGAGCGTGCTGCGCGCGGCCGACGAGGCGCTGGCGGTGAAGCTAGTCCACGCCTCACGCGGCAAGGCGGCGCGGGCCGAGCCGGTGGCGGCGCTCTACGCGGCGGGGCGGGCGCATCATGTCGGCGCGTTTCCGGCGCTGGAGGACGAGATGGCGGGGTTGGTGGCGGGCGGCGGCTATGAAGGGCCGGGCCGCTCCCCCGACCGCGCCGACGCGCTGGTCTGGGCGCTCACCGAACTGATGCTCGGCCGCCGCGGCCAGCCGGCGATGCGGCGGATGTGAGGGGCTTGGGTCCCTTCCTTGAAGCGGCTTCGGGATCGGAGTTCTGAGGAGACAGTGTATGCGATGGTTTGGGCGGAAGGGCGGCGTGGCTGCCCGGCCGGCGCTGGCGCGCGCCATGGCCGGGGTGGCGATCGGGGGCGACTGGCCGCGCTCTTACGAGGCGCAGGCGCGCGATGCCTATGCGGGCAACCCGGTGGCGCAGCGCGCGGTGCGGATGGTGGCCGAGGGCGTGGCGGGGGTGCCGATCTACGCGCTGCCCGGCGATCACCCGGCGGCGGCGCTGATCGGGCGGAGCCTCGCCGAGACGGTGGCGGCGCAATTGCTGCTCCACGGCAACGCCTTCGTCCAGATTCTCTGCGACGCGGCGGGGATGCCCGCCGAGCTGTTCGCGCTGCGGCCCGAACGGGTGCGGGTCGAGGCCGACGCGAACGGCTGGCCGGCGGCGTATCTCTATCGCGCCGGGGAGCGGACGCTGCGGGTGCCGGCGCTCGACGCGCTCGGCAAGCCGGGGCTGATCCATATCAAGGGCTATCATCCGCTCGACGACCATTATGGGCTCGGCTGCCTCGGCGCAGCCTATGGCGCGGTGGCGATCCACAATGCGGCGACGCGCTGGAACCGCGCGCTGCTCGACAATGCGGCGCGGCCTTCGGGGGCGCTGGTCTACGATCCGGGCGAACCGGGGGCGGCGCTCTCCCCCGACCAGTTCGAGCGGCTGCGCGCCGAGATCGAGGCGAGCTTCGCCGGCGCCGGCAATGCCGGGCGGCCGATGCTGCTCGAAGGCGGGCTCAAGTGGCAGGCGATGAGCCTCACCCCGGCCGACATGGATTTCGTCGGGCTGAAGGCGGCGGCGGCGCGCGAGATCGCGCTCGCCTTCGGGGTGCCGCCGATGCTGATGGGGCTGCCCGGCGACAACAGCTACGCCAATTATTCGGAGGCCAATCGCGCGCTGTGGCGGCTGGCGGTGGTGCCGATGGCGGAGAAGATCGTCGGCGCGATCGCGCGCGGGCTCGCCGCGTGGTGGCCCGGCCTCGCCCTCAAGCTCGACCTCGACGCGATCCCCGCGCTCGCCAGCGATCGCGAGCGGCTGTGGGGGATGGTGGCCGGCGCCGATTTCCTGACCGACGACGAGAAACGCGAAGCGCTGGGCTTCGCGCCACGCGGAGAGGCACGATGAGCACCGACATGCTGGCCAGCCTGATGGCGCAGGCCGAGGAAGAAGGCGCGACGCTGGTGACGCTGCGCGCGCTGGCCGAGGAAGCGAGCGAACTCGGCGCCGAGCGCGCCCTCCAATGGCTGGGGCTCGCCGATCCGGCGGCGCGCAGCTATATCGACGCGCTGCGCGGGCTGCTGGGGGCGTGGCGCGACGCCAAGCGGACTGCGCGCAACGAAGTGGTCGGCTGGCTCGCGCGGATCGGGCTGGCGCTGCTGGTGCTCGGCATCGCGGTCAAGCTCGGCCTCGTCGGGCTGGTGCGCGGATGAGCGGGGCGCTGCGCTTCGCGGGTTACGCCGCGATCTTCGACCGGGTCGACCGGGGCGGCGACATCGTCCGCAAGGGCGCGTTCGCGCGCGCCGTCCGCGCCGGGCCGGCGCGGCTGCCGCTGCTCTGGCAGCACGACGCCAGAACGCCGATCGGGCGGATTGAGAGCTTGGCGGAGGATGCGCGCGGGCTGCGCGTGATCGGGCGGCTCTCGTGCCGAACGACAGCGGGGCGCGAGGCGGCGGCGCTGCTCGGCGAGGGCGCGATCGGCGGGCTGAGCTTCGGCTACCGCGTGCGCGACGCCGTTCACGGAACAAATCGTGAACTAATCGACCTCGACCTGATCGAGGTCTCGCTGGTGACATTCCCGATGCAGCCCAAGGCGCGGGTGCATGCGGTGGCCGAGGATGCGGCGTCGCGGTGACGCCATCAACAAGGAGACGAGCATGTATGAAGTGAAAGCCGATCCGCTCGACGCGAGCTTCGACGAGGCCGCGCGGGTGGACGAAGTGGCCGAGCTGCGCGCCGAGCGCGACGCGCTCCAGGCCCGCGTCGCGGCGCAGGCGCTGGCGGCGGCGCGGCCCGCGCTCTCCGGCGCCAAGAGCGCGGCGAGCCCCGAGCGGACCGCGTTCGTCGAGCGCTATCTGCGCAAGGGCGCCGAGAGCGGGGTGGAACTCAAGAGCCTGGTCGGGACGAGCGGCGAGGCGGGCGGCTATGCCGTGCCGCGCGAGATCGACGCGACGATCGACGCGACGCTGACCGCGATCTCGCCGATCCGGGGAATCGCCAACGTCGTCAAGGTGGGGAGCGCGGGCTATCGCAAGCTGGTGACCAGCGGGGGCACGCCCTCGGGCTGGGTGGCCGAGGATGCGGCGCGGCCGCTGACCGACACCCCCGATTTCTTCGAGATCGTCCCGGCGATGGGCGATCTCTACGCCAACCCGGCGGCGAGCCAGGCGATGCTCGACGACGCCCAGTTCGATGTCGAAGGCTGGCTCGCCGGCGAGATCGCGACCGAGTTCGCGCGGGCCGAGGGGGCGGCATTTATCGGCGGCAACGGCACCAACAAGCCCAAGGGCTTCCTTGCCGGGCCGATCACCAACGAGGCCGACGGTGCGCGCGCATTTGGGACGCTGCAATATCTGGCGAGCGGGGCGGCCGGCGGGTTCGCCGCGAGCAACCCGCAGGATCGGCTGATCGACCTCATCCAGACGCTGCGGACGCCCTATCGGCAGGGCGCCGTCTTCGTGATGAACGCCGCGACGCTGGCCGTGATCCGCAAGTTCAAGACCAGCGACGGCGCGTTCCTGTGGCAGCCGGCGCTGAGCGAGGGGCGGCCCGACACGCTGCTCGGCTATCCGGTGATCGAGGCGGAGGACATGCCCGATATCGCCGCCAATGCCTATGCGATCGCGTTCGGCAATTTCCGCGCCGGCTACCTGATCGCCGAGCGGGCCGAGACCCAGATCCTGCGCGACCCCTTCACCAACAAGCCGTTCGTCCACTTCTACGCGAGCAAGCGCGTCGGCGGCGCGGTGAGCAATTCGGAGGCGATCAAGCTGATGAAGTTCGCGGCGAACTGAGCCGCCGCGATGCGCCGCGCCGGCTGCCCCTTTGCCGGCGCGGCGCGCTTTTTCCCTCTTTTTGAAAGACATCAGGATGGCAGACAGCTTTTCCGACCGGGCCGATGCGCTCCACGCCCCGGCGAGCCGCGCGGTGGCGGTGACGCCCGACGACGCGAACCCGCTTACCGATATTCCCAAGGCGCTCTACGTCGGCACCGGCGGCTCACCGCGTGGCAGCCCGATGTGCTCGTGATCGAAGTCGGGACCAACGACAGCGCCGCCCCGCCCGACGATCTTTCGACTTTCCGCAATACCCGCGCGGTGGTCGAGGCAGTGGGCGCGCGGCACACGATCCTGTTCCCGATCCTGCCGCGCAATGGCTGGACGAGCGCGAATTTCGCGAACGTCTATAATGCGTTGCTGCTCGAATGGGAGCGGACGGTGCCCGGCATCCATGTGATCCGCGCCGACACCTATATGGCCGACAGCGTGACCGGCGTGCTCGGCGGCGACAGCGGCGCGGCCGGGGCGATGACGGCCGAAGGGCTGCATCCCTCCGCCACCTTCGGGCGGGCGCTGGAGCCGGCCGTGACCGCTCTGCTCGACCAGATCGGCGCGCCTCGGATCGCGCCGCGCGCGGTGTTCGCCCCGGACATCCACACGGCCGACCGCCAAGGGCTCAACGTGATCGGCAGCAACGGCCAGATGGGCGGGGCCTATTCGTCGTCGTTCGTCTCGGCACCGTCTGCCGGTGTGATCGCGCCCGGCTGGCAGCTCAGCGTGGCGGGCAATGCCGAACTGATCCTGACCGGGAGCAAGGATAGCATCGTCGTGCGTGGCGCGACCTACGACGCACAGAAATTCGTGGCGTCGTCGGTTGACGGGGCGGCGCTGACCGCGAACCGGACCGCGACCTTCAAACGGTCGTTTTCGATCCCGGCGGGCGATCCGGCCGCGGGCGAGGCGCAGGCGGTGGTCCGGATCAAAGACCCGGTCGGCATCTACACGGTGTCGCTCGAATTTATGGGCACGATCAACGGCGTGGCCGGGCAGACGATCGGTATCGGGGCGATGAATACGCGGACCGAGGCCGATTTGCTGCCCTCCGATATGGACGAGACGCTCGAATATATGATCCCCGGCTCGCTGCCGTTCGACCGGGGCACGACGGTGCAGTGCCTGATCAAGGTCGAGGCGCGCACCGGCATGGTGCCCTCCGCCGAAATCTGGATCGGGCTGGTCGGCTATCATTTGCAGACGGGCCTGCCCGAATGAGCGGCTGGCTCGCGCGCGTCGAGCGCACTCTCGGCGCGGCGGGCGGGGTCGCGGCGGCGGTGGCGGTCGCGCTGGTCGTCGCCGCGCTGCTGGTGCTGGCGACCCGCGCGCGCGACCGCCGGCTGATCGCCAGCCACGACGCGCTGCGCGACGCCGCGCTCGCCGAAGCGGCCCGCGCCGCCGATGCCAGCGCCGCCGCCGCCCGCCGCGCCGATGACGGGCGGCTCGCCAATGAAACCATCCAGCTCAACGAGGCCCTCGCCGATGCGCCATCCGCCGATCCGCCGAGCGCTGCTCGCCGTGCTTATTATGACTGCGTCCGCTTGCAGCAGGCCGCCCGCGCCGCCGGCGCTCCAGCACCCGCCTGTTGAGGATCTGACCTGCCCTGCCGAGCCGGCCGCGCCGCCGCCGGGCGCGGACGAGACGGCGGCGCTGCGCTTCGACGCGGCCGGGCTGCTCGCCGGGCGGGCCTGCCGCGACGCGCTGGCGCGGGTCTGCCGCTGGCATGCCGAGCGCGGGCTGGCCGGCGTGGCGTGCGGCGCGCCCGAGCGGCGTTGAACCCTTCGCTGTTGGCGTCGCCGTCCCCGCTTCCGGCGGGCGCGGCGGTGCGTCTGGAGAGTGTGCGATGACCATCTATCTGAAAACGCCGGACGGCGCGGTCGATTACCGGATCGACTGGGGCGGCCGGGCGGCCCTCGTCGCCGCCGACTGGACGGTGAGCCCCGCCGAACCCGGCGGGCTCTCGCTGCGCGCCGCGACCGTCGAGGCGGCCGTGGCGCACGCCACGCTGGCCGGCGGGCATGCCGGCCGCGCCTATCGCGTGACCGGCGCCGCGCGCTTCGCGGGCACGGTGATCTGGGCGACCGATCTGCGCGAGGATCGCCAGACCTCCGGCGGCGGCAAGGGCAAGCCCGCGGTGACGACCTACAGCTATTCGGCCTCGTTCGCGGTGGCGCTCTCGGCCCGGCCGATCCGCGCGGTGGGGCGGATCTGGGCCGACGGCAAGCTGCTGCGCGGCGCGGCCGGCGACTGGAAAACCGCAACCGGGTTCCGGCTCCATAGCGGGGACGAGGGCCAGCCGGTCGATCCGCTGATCGCGGCAGCGGAAGGCGCGGCGGCGTCGCCGGCCTATCGCGGCCTGGCCTATGCCGTGTTCGAGAATCTCGAACTGGCCGATTTCGGCAACCGCATCCCGTCGCTGACCTTCGAGGTGGAGGCCGATCCGGGCGCGGTGGCGCTCGATACGATCGTCGCCGATCTGAGCGGCGGCGCGGCGCGGGCGAGCACGACGGCCACGCTGGGCGGCTATGCGGCCAATGGCGACAGCGTGCGCGGCGCGATCGAGGCGCTGGCGGCGGTGGCGCCGCTCGCGGTCGCCGACGACGGGACGACGCTGTTTCTCGGCGAAGCGGCGGGCGACCCGGTCCTGCTCGCGGCGGACGAACTCGGCAGCCGCGCCGACGCGGATCGCGCCGACCGCCGCGAGGTCGAGCGGGCGGCGGCGGGAACGCTGCCCGACGAAGTCACAGTGGCCTATTATGAGCCGGCGCGCGACTATCAGGCCGGCCTCCAGCGCGCGCGGCGCGGCGGGCCGGGGCGGCGCGTCGAAACGATCGAGCTGGCGGCGGCGCTCGCCGCGACCGAGGCGAAGCGGATCGCCGAACAGCGCCTGGCGGCGGCGTGGGCCGGCCGGGCGCGCGCCCGGGTGACGCTGCCGTGGCGCCGCATCGGATTGCGGCCGGGCACGGCGGTGGCGCTCGACGATAGCGGCGCGCGCTATCGTGTCGCGGGCTGGGCGCTCGACCGGATGGTGGTGCGGCTGACGCTCGCGGGGATGGCGCCGGCGAGCGCGGCGGGCGCGGGGGCGGCGTCGCCCGGACGCGGCGTGGCCGAACCCGACACCGCGTTGGGGACGACGCTGGTCGAACTGCTCGACCTGCCGCCGCTCGGCGACGCGATCGAGACGACGCCCCGGCTGTGGATCGCCGCCGCCGGGACGAAACCGGGCTGGCGCCGCGCCGCGCTGATCGCGAGCCGCGACGGCGGCGCGAGCTGGGACGAGATCGGCGCCACCGCCGCGCCCGCGATCATCGGCCGGACGGCCGATGCGCTGGCGCCGGGCGATGCGAGCCTGTTCGACGCCCGAACCGCGATCGTCGTCGCGCTGCCGCACGACGGCATGTGGCTCGAAAACCGGGACGACGGTGCGCTGGTCGGCGGCGCCAATCTGGCGATGATCGGCGAGGAACTGATCCAGTTCGGACGGGCCGAGCCGCTCGGCGCGAATCGGTTCCGGCTGTCGCGCCTGCTCCGCGGCCGGCGCGGCACCGAAGCCGCGATGGCCGTTCACGCGCCGGACGAGCGCTTCGTCCTGATCGAGCAGCGGACGCTGGTGCCCTATGCGCTGCCGCTAGCGGCGCTGGGCGCCCCGGTCCGCGTCCTCGCGAGCGGCGTCGCGGATGCGGTGCCGGCCGAAGCCACCGCGATCGTCGTCGGCCGGGCGCTGCGGCCGCCGGCGCCCGCGCACCTCACCGCTCGCCGCACCAGCGACGGCACCTTGTTGTTCGGCTGGACCCGGCGATCGCGGGCGGGCTGGTCATGGCTCGACGGGGCCGACGCCCCGCTCGGCGAGGAAAGCGAGCGCTATCGCCTCGTCATCACCCCGTCCGCCGGCCGGGCGCGGACCGTGGACCTGACCACGGCCGCCTACGGCTACAGCCCCGCCGACCGGATCGCCGATGGCGCGACGGCGGCGGCCAGCGTCACGATCGCGGTCAGCCAGACCGGCACGATCGGCGCCTCGCGCCCCGCGACGATGTCATTCAACCTCTGAGGGCCTGCCATGACCGATATTACCGCCCGCTTCGCCCTGCCGCTGCTCCAATCCGGCCAAGCGCAGAAGGAACTCTTCCATAACGAGGCGCTCGCGCTGATCGACGCCCTGCTGCATCCGGTGGCGGAGATGCTTGGCGCGGATACGCCGCCGGCGGCGCCCGAGCCGGGCCAGTGCTGGATCGTCGGCGCCGCCCCGAGCGGCGACTGGGCCGGGCGGAGCGGCCAGATCGCGGCCTGGACGGCGGGCGGCTGGCGCTTCGCCGCGCCCGCCACGGGCATGACCGTGTGGCTCGCGGACGCGAACGTCCGGGCACTTTATGACGGCAGCGCGTGGCGCGAGGGCGTGGTTCCGGCCACGGCGCTTCAGGTCGGCGGCCAGCAGGTGGTGGGCGAGCGCCAGAGCGCGATCGCCGATCCGGCGGGAGGCGGCGTCGTCGATGTCGAGGCCCGGACCGCGCTGGTTGCCTTGCTCGATGCGCTCAGAGCCCACGGTCTGATCGCGGCGTAA